TATCAGGTGAACCCTAGAAACGGTTTAGCCAATGGTGGGTATAGTCCTATAACCTACATAACCGCCATAGATTCTTATTTATTCCCAACCTACGGTGAACAAGCTCTAGTTAAAATTACTGGAACTTTCGGCTGGAACGCTGTCCCTGATGCGATCAAGTTTGCGACTATCATTCAGGCTTCAAGATTGTTCAAACGCCTTGAGTCCCCGTTAGGTGTTGCAGGTGTATCAGATATCGGCATTATGCGGGTAGGGTCAAACATTGATGGTGATGTTGCTCAACTAATCAACCCGTTCAGGCTTCTTAGAACAGGTGCGTAATGAGCATTAGTGCGCTTAGAACCGCTTTAGGTAATAACCTAAAAACTATTTCAGGGCTTAGGGTTGTTGAAACTTTACCTGATTTGGTGAACCCGCCTATGGCCATGATTGGGTTGGATAAGATTACTTACAACCGCCAGAATAATCGTTCTATGAGCGAATACACGTTCAAGGTTACTGTTGTTTTGGGTAGGGTATCTGAGCGCACTGCTCAGGCTTCTCTTGATGTTTTGGTTGCTCCAGGTTCAGGGTCAATCAAGTATGCGCTCGAATCAGATCGCACTTTAGGTGGCAATGCTTTTGAAGTGTTTGTTGCTGAACTGGGTGCGTATGGAGCGTTATCACAAGGCGGTATAGACTATTTGAGTGCTGAGTTTTCAGTTCAAGTATTTGCAAGTTAAGGATAAATAATGGCAATTTTTGTCGCAACAGATTTTAGCGTTAGCATCAATGGTTCTACTGCTTTGGCTTCATACCTGACTCAGGTTGAACTAAAGACTTCTGCTAACGACATTACAACTACTGCTTTTGGTAGCACTTGGGTTACCCGCGTTGCAGGTTTGAAAGAAGGTTCTCTAACACTTCAGTTCAATCAGGATTACGCTGCTTCAACAGTTGATGCAACCCTATGGCCACTACTAGGAACAAACGCAACTGTTGTAATCAAGCCAACAAGCACCGCAACTTCAAGCTCGAATCCTGCCTACACGGCGATAGTTTTGGTAAATGACCTAACCCCCGTGAGCGGGCAGATAGGCGATTTAGCCACATTCAGCGTAACTTGGCCAACAACTGGAACTGTCTCCCGCGCAACTGCCTAATCTTTCGGCTAGAGTGATTGCATGAATGAAATAACTCTTACAATCACTTTCGTTGATGGAACATCACTTGAAGTGAACACTGCTGCGGGCGATCTAGTCAAATGGGAAGCCCACTTTGATTTAGGTATAGACAAGCTCGAAAAGGTCACTCACCTTCTTTACCTTGCATGGTTGGCTGTTACACGCCTAAAGAAAACTGGTGAAGGTTTCGAAGGTTGGATTGACCTTGTTTCTAAAGTTGAGGTTGCAGACCCAAAAGCCTAAAGCCTTTAGGTGTTGATTCGCATCATTGGTTGATTGCTAATCTTGCTGTTGCAACAGGTATCGCCCCTAGTGTTCTAATGGAAGAAACGGATCGTATGTTGAATACGATGTTATTTGCGATTAGGTATCAAAGGGGCGGTAATGATTGAGCAGACAGTTCTTTATGATGTGCGCGGTTTGTTGAAAGACCTTGATGCGTTGCAACCTGGTTTGCGTAAACAACTTGTAAAAGAAGCTAAAGATATTGCTAAACGTCCTGCTTCTCTAATCAAATCTCAAATCCCTTCTACCGCACCTTTGTCTGGTATGTCTAGGCGTTATCCTGTTGTGGCTTCTAGTGGAGCATTGACTGGTAATCCAAATGGTAGAACTGGATGGGGTGCAGGTAAGCCTGCTAAACAGGTGCAAATCAAGTTCAAATCTGGTTATTCGAAACGATCAGCAATTACGCCTTTACTTTCTCTTTGGGTGACTAGCCCTATGACCGCTATTGCAGATGTTGCTGGTAAGGGTTCTATGCGTAAAGCTCTAAAGATTACAAGTGAGTATGCGTATAAGGATGGCAGTAGAAGACACGCTGTAACATCTCAGGGGCGTTGGATGATTAGACGTTTGAAAGAACGCAACCTAAACAACTTTGTTTATCCTAACGTTGAAGATTCTTTGGGCGATGTTCAAGACGAGATAAAATTGATTATTAGCAGGTATGCAACTAAGGTGAACAGGAAACTCAACTAATGTCCGTTATCGTAAAACTATTATCTAAGTTTGATGATACTGGCATAAAAAAGGCTAAAGGTTCTTTTGGTGGGCTAAAGAAAACTATTGGTGCTATTGGTATTGGTATTGGTATAAGCCAGATCACTGATTTGTTGATGGAAAGTGCTAAGGCTGCTTCAGCAGATAAAAAATCAACTGAGCTATTGAATACTCAACTTGTTCGTAACGCTAATGCAACGAAAACTCAAATAAAGCAGTCAGACAAGTTTATTGAAAACTTATCTCTGCAAACAGGCATTATGGATGATGACTTGCGCCCTTCTATGGGTAAGTTGGTGCGAGTTACTAAAGATGTTGATAAAGCTCAGGAATTGTTGGCTTTGTCTCTTGATGCTTCGGCAACTACTGGTAAGCCTTTAGAAAAGGTTTCAACCGCTATTTCTGCCGCTTTTGCAGGTAATAAAACTCAGTTAGTAAAACTTTTCCCTGTTCTAAAAGACAGTAAGGATTTGTTTGGGGATTTGGAGAAGATTGTTGGCGGGGCAGCAATTCAGCAAGCAGATCCTTTTAGCAAGTTCAACAACAGTATGGACATTCTTAAAGAAAAACTTGGTAACGCTATTTTGCCTTTGATTGAAGATTTTGTTGCAGAAATAACTAAACCTGGCGGGCTGGTTGAGCAGGTTGGTAAGTTCCTTGAAGATTTGAGCAACCCTAGAACTGAAGCGGGGCAGATGTTTGTGGACATCAAGAACGCGGTAAAGGATGCTTTTGGTTATGTAAAAGATTTCTTTGCGCTGTTTGGTGGCGGTGATGCGATGGAAGGTTTCAAGAATATTGCGACAGCCCTGATTCAAGCTCTCCCTGCGCTTCTAGCCCTTAAGGGAATTATGATGTTGGCGAGTGCAGGAACTTCTATTGCTAATTTGGCTAAGGCGATTAGTTTGATGACTGCTGGTAATGCTGCTGGTAATGCTGCTGCTAACTCTCCACTAGCTAAGTTTTCAAAAAACGGAATGTTGAGTGTTGCGGTTAGGTATGCAATTCCTTTAGCAGTAACGATGGCTTCTCTATCTGCTATTGATGCTGAGTTTACTGATCCTAAGAAAAGGCAGCAATTGGCGGAAACTGCTAAAAGCAAGCTACCCGAATATAATCCTGGAATGAATAAGGGCATATTTGTTGATAAAAATGGTTTTGATAGTTCAGGAAAGTTTGTTGGAATACCGATTCCCCCTGGAACAAAAATAAACTGGGGTCAGGGTTGGACTTTAGATACTGCACCAAAGAACAATATTACTATCAATGTTCAGTCTGCTGATCCTAAAGCGGTTGTTGATGCTGTAAGTAAATACGCTAAAAACAATGGTGGTCTCCCGCCTATATTCTTTGGTAAGAAAAACTAAATGCCTGTTCCTACATATCTGATTTATCTTAGTTTCAGTTCTAGTGGATATATTGATGTAACCTCTTATGCAACTAATGTGACGATAGATCGCGGTAGCCCCCGTATCTATGACGATACTCAAGTTGGTCAAGCAACAGTTAGTTTTATAAATAACGATAGAACTTTTGACCCTTTCAATACAAGCTCTATTCTTTACAACTTTATTGGCGGTTATACGCTTGTTCAACCTAACGCTAAAGTGCAGATTTATTCTGGCGGTGTCGTTATCTTCACTGGTTGGGTTCAAAACTGGGATTTCACTAATGATGAGAAGGGTTTGGATGCTCGTGCAAGCCTGATGGCTACTGATGGTTTAGGTGTCCTTGCTAAAGCTAACTTCAACCCGACTCTTATTACTGCTGCTAATACTGCTGGGCAGTTGCCTACTCCTAGAATCGCATCGGCAACCGCTATCTGGGGTTCAACCGCGATAACTGTTTCAATGGCTGGTAGCGCAGGTAAGACACCTTTAGTTGGGGATACTCTTAGTCAAGATCAAACAGTTCTAAGTTATTTGCAGAATGTTGCTAGAACTGAACCTGCAAACTTTTGGGGAACTAAAGACGGCAACGCTAAATGGGCTGATCGCAGTTATACCAATACAACTTGGAATCCATCGGCATCGTTGAGCTATAACTATCACCTAACCGCAGGTTTCTATAACGGAACAGCAACCGATTTAACTAACTGGATTCTTTCAACTGAAGGAACTCCTGTCGTAACGACTAACACTCAGTTCCCTGGTGAGTATGTTTTAGAGTCTGTTCTTTTAGGCTCTGAGCAGGGATTACAGTATCAGGAATATGACCCAATCAAATACAAACCTAACACTGCTTACAGTGTCGCGTTTTGGACTAATGCTGTTGATGTGAGTGCCGAAATACGATTGATTTATAAGAATCCTGCAACTGGTGCTTATGTAACTAAAAAAACTGAGGCTTATGCCAATACTTTCAGCAATAACGATTGGAAACGCATAGTTATTGAAAATGTTACAACCTCTCTTGTATGTAATTATTTCGAGTTTTATGTTTCAGATCTAAATGGAACTTTCCAAATAAAAGATTTGATTATTAGCCCAACATCTTCGGCTTCAAGTTCTTATTTTGATGGTGAACGCTATCAGGAAACTACAAGCACTTATTTGAATGAACAGCAACGCCCCTATTCTGGATGGGTTGGGCAAGAGCGCTTTTCAAATAGCGTCTATGCGGTAACTATTAAATCTGGAACTGCTACTGCAACTGCCATCGTGGACTTTGCAGATAATTTTGGAACTGCTGTTGTTGCTACTGCATTACCTATATCTGATTTGCAAGTTCAATACGCTTCAGATCAGTTCTATAATCAAGTGAATGTCGTTCGTGCTTCTGGTGGAACTGCTACAACTCAAAGCACCGCCAGCCAAGCTTTATATGGAATTAGAACTTATGCACAAACAGATAATTTAGGTATTAGTCCCGCTAGATCTACTGCGATGGTGAATGAGATTTATGGGCAGTTTGGAAGCCCCGATTATGTTTTGACTAGCCTTGATTTGCAGTTAGAAGCGATGGCGGGAACTGCTCAGGCTAGAGTTCAAGCAATTGATTTGTATGACCCCGCGAGAGTTGTTTTTAGACCTTCAAGCTCAGGTTCAAACATTGATAAAAAATATACCATTATTAGTATCAAGCAAGAGTTCACACCTGAAACGCATAAGGTTTCTTTAGGGTTAGCCCCGTTTGGTGCGGGTATGCTTTTGAACTCTACCTATATGGGTATTTTAGATACTCAAAAGGTTGTTTAGCACCCGATAAACTAAAGACTTAGGAGAATAAAAATGACTTTGAAAACTTGGGCTATTGGCGATGTTCTCACCGCAGCCGATTTGAACACCTATGTTTCCGCGCAGGTTGTTGGAACTTTTGGTTCTTCAGCGGTTAGAGCTACTGCGATTGCTGCTGCTGTTGCAGGTCAGGTTTCTTATTTGACTGATAGAGATCGCATTGAGCATTATGACGGCACTCAGTGGCAACCTTTGCCTAGTGCGATGGCTGTTTTCTCTGCTACCGGCCCTGCTACTGCTGTTGCTGCGGGTTCTTCAGCGCTTGTGTCTGTCGTGTTGCCTGCATCCCGATTCGGGACTACCCCAATTATTTGTGGGTTGAGTTCTACCGGTGCGATGTTCACTCCCGTTGTTAACGCTGTTACTACTGGCACTGCAACTATTGCCTTGGTCAATCAGGGTGGTGTTTCTCAGGCTGCTACCCAGACTTTGTATGGGGTGGCAATTATGATGGCTACTGGAACTGCTGCGGGATAAGGATGAAGATGTTTAGCTGTAAAACTGAAGGTTGCCCTATCAAGGGTGATGAGCATACTCCGCCTGCTGAAGGGATGCTTGTTTGTGGTTTGTGTGGTCAGGAAATGACCCCAATTGAGTGAACCAACTAAACCTACTAATCAAACTTTGTTGTTGCAGATTGTTCGCGACATCGAGATTCTAAAAGCAAACTCAATTCAAATACTTGATGCTTCACGCGATCACGAAACAAGAATTAGAGAACTAGAAAAACAAATCAACAGGTCAGCTTGGATACCTGCACTTATTACTGCTGTTGTAACAAGCGTTGCTGTTGTAATGCTAAAAAGCGCTTTCGGGCTATAACAACCCGCAATTTAGAATAGTCTTATGACCATCTATTTTGAGCCTTTTCCAGCAAATACCCGTAATGACGAGTTTGGTAATCTAGCCCCTTACCGTAATGGCAGACCGCATCGCGGACAAGACTGGTCACCTAAAGAAAAGTCTGCAATCAAGGCAATCACTGATGGAACTGTTTTTGTTTCAACCTGGACTGATGTTTTAGGTTGGATTGTTATTCACTCAACTAAAGATGGTTATTGGGTGCTTTACGCTCACCTTGCTGAGAAGTCTGCGCTAGTGAAGGGCGATAAGGTTGTTGGCGGTAAGACTGTTTTAGGTAAGGTTGGGGGCGGTATAAACACCCCATCTGGATCTGCTTCAACAGGCGCACACCTACACTTGAGCATTGGTAAAGCTAACAAAGACTGGTCAAACCCGAACATTCACTTGAGCGCTTATGAAGATTTGATTGACCCGCTGAAACATATTCTAGAAAATAAAGGAAAATAATGAACCCGATTCTTGCAAGCTATCTTAGAAGCCTTTTGGCTACTTCTCTAACCGCTATTTTCGCTGTTGGCAAGTTACCTGTCCTATTTACTGCTCAAGATTGGCTTATTGTGGCTAACGCAGTATGGATTTCATTCATTCCAGTCATTATTAGGGCATTGAACCCTAAAGATGATGGTTTTGGTATCTCTACTCACAAACCTGAATAAAAGCCCGCTACGGGCGTTTTACGGCGTTTTTAGAGTTGTTGCTCAATCTTTAGTTGCCTGCGCTGTTTAGGTGTTGTTCCACCCCAAATACCATAATCTTCAGCCATCCCCACACGCAAACATTGAGCCATAACAGGGCAACGCATACAAATCTGCCTTGCAGTGTCTATCGCCATGTTATACATATTTGTTGATTGACTAGCCCCCCTTGCAGCCCATTCTTCAGGGAAAAACACGTCAGGGACTTGCTCACACTCAACACCCCCATTATCCATGATGGCTTCGTGTAACTCGATGGTTGCTTGATCTAATCTAATGTCAGCGGTCATAAGTAGAGTTTATCTATGACAACAACCAATAAACCCCCTTTTGAAATATCGGCAACCTTTTTAGGTGAGTTCGAAAACAACAGCCCTGAATGGCACAAGCTACGCGATGAGCAAGGTGTTATTTCAGGATCGGAAATCGGCACAATTTTAGGGTTATCCCCGTTCACTTCAGCAATTACTTTGTGGGCGCAAAAAACCGGTAAACTACCTAACCAGGTTGAACCTAATACTGCAATGCGTTTAGGTCAGCTTGTTGAACCTGCGATTCGGCAACTGTATAAGGAACATCACCCAGAACATCAGGTTATTGAAGTAGGCTCTTATGCTCACGCCCAGCATGGTTGGGCACACGCTAACCCTGATGCTCTATGCGTAGATAAAGATAACAAGCCTTACATTCTTGAAATCAAGCACACTGCAACTTATTGGGATAGCGTTCCTGAACATTACCGGGCACAAGTGTTTTGGTATATGTGGGTTTTTGACATCAAGCGAGCAGTTTTTGCAGTAGTGAATGCCGGGCGTTACAAAGAGTATGAGGTTGTTTGGGATGAGTTTGAGTTTCAAGCAATCTTCAGTCGCGTAAATGATTTCCGTAATCGTGTTCTCAACAATCAGCAACCAGACTGGGATGGAAGCAATTCAACCTATGAAACAGTTAGAGCTTTATCGCCAGACATTGAGAACCTAAACGAAGAATTAGGCACGTTAGGTATTGAGTTGTTGAACGCTCAAGCTGAATTAGAAAAAATTGAGAAACATTTTACTGAACTCAAGTCACGCACTATTGCTGCGCTAAACGGTGCTAAAAATGGTTGTATTGATGGTGAGGTTGTTGTTTCAATTACTCAACGCGGAACAGGTTTACCGTATCTAACATTTAAGAAAGGCAATACATAATGGCACAATTCAATTTGCAAGACTATGAAACCGTTGCTGAACGCATCGCCAGGTTTTACAAAGACAACAACGATGGCAGAATCATTACCCGCAACATTACAACAAGCAACGATAGAGCTATAAGCACTTGGGTTGTTCAAGCTTACATTTACCTAAACTCAACAGATCAGGAAAAGAACCTTGCTAAAGCAACCGGTTTAGCTTTTGAAATTGATGGGGCAGGTATGGCAAACAAGACCAGTGCCCTTGAAAACGCAGAAACCTCAGCCATCGGAAGAGCCTTGGCTAACGCAGGCTATTCAGGCGATAAGCGTTCAACCCGTGAAGAAATGAGCAAGGTCAAGCGTGATGTTGCACCACCCCGAAACTGGCAGGCTGCCCTAGATAACATCAACGACATCGAAGGGCTACGCTCTCTTTATTTGGAAGCCAAACAGGGTAAAGCCCCTAATGCTATTCTGGAAGCAATCAAGGGTAAGGCTGATGGAATCGCAGGATCTACAAACAAAAATTAGTGTTTTGCAAGCCAACATACTTGAATTAGGTGAACTTGCTGTTGCCCTAACTGAAGACCCTGTTGCCCGAGCTAAAACACTTATGCGCCTAAACGAGCAGACTATACGCCTAAACTTTTTACACAATTTTGACCTAAATTAGGTGTTTTGCAAGTTTTTGTGGTTAGATACTTTGTATGCCACGAGATTTATTTGATGCCGATGAGCCGAAGCAAGAACCCATACTTTGTGTGCGTTGCGGGCAGTCCATCCCCGTTTCTACTTGGGTGAAACGTTTATCCCGTAAAGCTGAAAACTGGGATACCTGCAAAGACTGTTTGAGCACAAAACCAATAAAGCACATCCAATACAAGCACCCCAATTTAGGCTACATTTTTTGTTACCCACATCAGGGTGAGGTTGATGAACTGTTTAGACCGGTAGATGAATCAGGTAACTTGTTTAGACCAGGTGAACGGATTTGTGGGCATAAAGATTGCATAAATGTAAAACACATTCAAACACCTAAAGCACTTGTTGCAACACCTACCCGTAAGCGTAGGACTGTTGTTGATGATGATGAACTGTTTTGGGCGTTGCTGGAAGCTAAGAAGTATGACCGCAAGAAAGTTGGAGCGTAATGAGCAAACTAAAAATTGGTAGCCTGTTCTCCGGTTATGGGGGACTTGATTTAGCGGTTATGAATGTTCTTGATGCTGAAGTTGCTTGGCATTGTGAATGGGATAAAGCGCCTGGTGCAATTCTTGAACATCACTTTCCTGGTGTCCCTAACTTTAGGGATGTTAGATCAGTTGACTTTAGAACTGTTGAGCCAGTTGATGTTTTGACTGGCGGTTTTCCTTGTCAAGATTTGAGTTTGGCAGGTAAAAGGGCGGGGCTTGAAGAAGGAACACGCTCAGGCTTATGGATTGAGTTTGCTAGAGCAATACAACAGTTACAACCTAAATTAGTGATTATCGAGAATGTAAGGGGTTTGCTAAGTGCAAAAGCCAATAATGGAATGGAATACAGTCAAGAAGATTTGGATGTTATCTCAGGGAAACAACCTATTCGAGCGATGGGAGCTGTTCTCGGAGACTTGGCCGACATCGGGTACGATGCGCGATGGTGTGGTTTACGAGCTGCCGATGCAGGTGCGCCCCATAACAGATTCAGAATCTTTATCGTTGCCTACCCTTCCAACTCCTAATACGATGGAGCATAGGGAAATAAAAACGCCTGAAGAAATTGAAGCGTTGAAAGCTAAAAGTCCTGGGGGTTACAGGAACTTGCGTGAAGTCGTTATCAATGAGATGCCTGAAGATACTTTGTTTTCTACACCTACAACAATGGATGCTAAAGCCACTAATGACCCTGAAATTGCACAAAAGTTTTTAGATGCCGATAGACAAACCTGTTTGACTTATGAGGTTGTTTTGATGCCTACACCTGCTGTTGGCCACATTCGTAATCACGATGAACCAATTGAAGATTATTTGCAGCGCAGACAGGATTTTATTGATGGTAAAACCAAGGGTATGCCAGGGGCTAGCCTTGGCGTTGCTGTAAGGATGGAGATTACGAATGATGATGTTGTTGCCGACTCCGACCAGAAGGGATTATAAGGATGGGCGAGCAGAAAGAATCAGATTTGACCGGC